AGGAGGCCAGCGATTGGGCCTACCTGGCCGCCGAAGTCATCAACTGGGAGTGGTTGACACAGGTGCTGCAGGCCGCCGGATGGACAGGCAGCCCCCAGGAGGCCATTGACATCATCCGGGCCGCTGTCATTGTGGAGGAAACCATCAAAGTGGGCATCGAGGCCGAAGCGCCGAGAGCATAGCGCAAGAAAGGAGGGGCGGCATGGCTGCTATCGCTACACAGCAAATCAGGAAGATCTACGCCATCGGCAACGCGCTGGGGATCGTGGAGCGCGGCAACGCCGAGGACAGCCTGCACGACCTGGTGTCCTCCATCACCGGGAAGGACTCGCTGAAGGCCCTGACCTATGCCGAGGCCCAGGCGGTGATCCGGGACCTGGAGAAGCGGCAAGGTGACGCCCCTCACCCCAGGCGCAGGCCCAAGGCGCACACTGAGCGCCCTGGCGGGGCCACAGAGGGCCAGCAGCGCAAGGTGTGGGCATTGATGTATGAACTGCAGCGGCGCGACACAGCGCCCTCCACGGCCTCCCTGGGGGAGCGCCTGTGCGGGATCATCAAAAAGGAACTGAAGGTTGACGCTATTCCTGCCCAGCCCTTTGCCTGGCTGGAGTTCCAGACCTGCAACAAGCTGATTGAGGTATTGAAGAAGTATGTGGCCAACGTGAAAGGGCCGCCTCCGGGAGGTGATCCAGAGTGAGCGCACAGGAGGAAATCCGGCTGGAGGATTTGAGCGAGGGCCAGCAGGAGGTGGCCGCTCTGATCGGCCCGGAGAACTTCAGAAAGCTGATGGAGGTCTATGGCGGGGCCTATCTCTACATCCCCAAGACCGACAGGTTGGAGCGCATGGAGCGCAACGAGCGCATCCGGGCAGAGTTCGACGGGTACAACTTCCGGGAATTGGCCAGGAAATATGATTTGACAGAGATCACAATTCGGAGTATCGTATCAGACAAGGTGCGGGAACTTCGCGCCCGGCCCATGGACGGCCAGCTGTCCCTGTTGTAAAGCAAAAAACTTAAACGCTTTGCGTTGCTGATTTTACGGTTTAGACGGTATGATTGGTGTAAATCAATCGTACCGTCTATTTTTGCGCATGGGGGAGTTTGCTATGAACAACGCTGCAATGACATTTGACGCCGGGACCTGGTGGCTGATCGGCCTGCTGGTCACCGCTCTGATTGGGGCCGTGGTGTTCCTGGTCAAGCGGACGCTGTTCTCCCGTGTGGATGAACTGGCCAAGGAGGTCAGGGAAATCCGGGACGGCACCACGAAAAAGGGCGAGTATGAGAAGGACCAGGAGAAACTGGTCCGGGACATCGAGCAGATCAAAAAGGATTACACGCCCAGGAGCGTCCATGAGCGGGCCTATGACGAGGTCCGGGGTGACATCAAGAAGATCACCGAGAACTACCTCACCAAGGAGGACTTCTTCCGGGAGCAGGCCAAGACCGAGCGGAAGCTGGACATGATCCTGGATATTTTGATGAAAAAGGGAGGCACCGACACATGACCAGCAACGAGAAGCAGCGGCTGAAGGCGGGGAACTTTGTCCGCAACAATGGCCGGGTGCTGCGGACCATCAATATCCTGCGGCACAAGTACAACAAGCTGTCCGGCATCCAGAACGTGCTGGAGGATGACGGTATCAGCCAGGATGAGTTCCTGGACGCCGTGAACTTCCTGGCGCTGGAGGGATACATCGACCTGCGGGACGTGGCGACGAAAGGCCCCGCCAGCCTGGCCGACAATCACTTTGAAACGCTGGAGGCCCGGCTGACGGGCAAGGGCATCCGCCTCCTGGCCGGTGGCATCGACGATAAGATGATCGAGGTGTAGGCATGGGGAGAAGATCGAACAGAAAGCACAGCAAGATCGACGGGCTGGCCCCGGAACTGAAAGCAACGGTTGAGCAGATGCTGCTGTCCGATGCCACCTATGCCGAGATCGTAGATTTTCTGGAGGATAACGGAGTTAGCATCTCCATCGCCAGCGTCTGCCGGTATGCGCAGGACTACGACGCCAACATCCAGGCCCTGGCCATCGCCCAGGAGAACTTCCGGGCCATGATGGGGGAACTGGAGCGTTACCCCGACCTGGATACCACCGAAGCCATCATCCGGCTGACCAGCCAGAATATGTTCAACGCCCTGGTCAATACCACCGAGGAGGACTGGAAGGGCATCAAGGTTGACAAGATGATGAAGGAGGCCACCGGCCTGATCCGGGCGGCAGCCTACAAGAAGCGCGTGGAGGTACAGAACCAGGACACCACGGAGGCCGGACTGGACGCCGTGCGCACCCTGGTGTTCCAGGCCATGGCCAAGGAGCGGCCTGACCTTTACGCAGAGGTGACAAAATTCCTGGCCGCCAAAAAGGCCGAGGGCTTGGAGTAGAGGTGAGGCTTATGTGGTATGTACTGCAGGTATCGACAGGCAAGGAGATGGCGGTGACCAGCACCCTGAGCAACAATCGGGTGCTGGCTTATACGCCCAGGGAGAACCGCCTGATCCGCAAGGGCGGCGGCTGGAGCCAGAAGGAGTATATCCTGTTTCCGGGGTATGTGTTCCTGAATCTGGACTACACCGCCGAGAACTATTACATGGTGAAGGCCATCCCCGGTGTGCTTCGGTTCCTCGGCCCGGACGGCCTGCACCCGTCCACGCTGACCTATCTGGAGGCCGAGTGGATCAAGCTGCTGGCTGGCGAGGGGAAGCCTCTGGAGCCTACCACGGCCCAGCTGACGCCGGAGGGCGAGGTCAAACTTGGCACCGGCATCCTCCAGCACTTCCCCAGCCGGATCAAGAAGATCGACAAGCACAGCCGCCGCGCCACCGTGGAGTTGAGCGTGTGCGGGGAGAAGCGGATCATCCCATTATCGTTTAACCTTTTAAGCGAATAACAGGAACTTGTAAATGGTCGGAGGTTGATGCGTCCCTCCCCCCGTGAGCGAGGGACACATTGAGCGAAAAACCGGGCTGAAGATTGGGGGCCTGGGTGGCGAAGCGCACCCACCGGCCCCTGAAAATCAACCCGGCTTTTACCGTCCCTCTGAAATACCGTTTAAGACGCCCACAGCCCCCTTTAAAAACCGCGCAAGGGCCTGGGTGGGGTAAACGGGCCTGTGAGAAATAACGCGCTTGTGCGGCCCCTGTGGGCCGTTTTTTGTGGGGCGCGGGAAAGGAGGACGCCATGAGGCGAAAGAAAACCGCCGCAGCGGCTGCCCTGCTGGGGGCAATCGCGGAAGCGGAGGCTAAAACCACCGCCCAGGGCGAGGAAGATTTAAACGCCTTAAAAGACCTCTTAAAACAGTTTTTACAAAAGGACGCCTCGCCGGAGCGGGCCGCGCTGAAGCGTGAGTATGACCTGGACTGTCCCCTGACCGGCCCCGGTGGACTCCGGCGCAAGCTGGGGGCCATTGATATGGAGTTCTTCGGGCGGGCCTACTTCCCCCATTACTTCAGCCGCCCCTCCCCTGAGTTTCACCGGGAACTGGATAATATCTGGCAGCAGGGTGTTCTGAAGGACCGCGCCCCGCTCACCCCGGCAGCTGCCAAGGCAATCAACCGGCTTCCCGGTGTACGGCGGGTGGTGGCTGCGCCCCGTGGCCACGCCAAGAGCACCAACCTGACGTTCAAAGGCACCATGCACTCGGCCTTGTATGAGTACAAGCACTATCCCATCATCATTTCGGACAGCAGCGACCAGGCCGAGGGCTTCCTGGATAATATCCGGGTGGAGTTCGAGGAGAACGGCGCGATCCGGGCGGACTTCGGGGACCTGGCCGGTCCCGTGTGGCGGGCCAACGTCCTGGTGACCAAGAGCAACATCAAGATTGAGGCCATCGGCAGCGGTAAAAAAATCCGTGGCCGGAAGCACCGCAACTGGCGACCCGACCTGATCATCCTGGACGATGTGGAGAACGATGAGAACGTGCGCACCCCGGAGCAGCGGGCCAAGCTGGACAGCTGGTTTAAAAAGGCGGTGTCCAAGGCCGGGGACGATTACACCGATATCGTGTATATCGGCACCCTGCTCCATTATGACAGCCTGCTGGCCAATACGCTGAAGAACCCCTCCTATCAGGCCGTCAAATACCGGGCGGTGATCTCCTTCTCCACTGCGGATGACCTGTGGCAGCAGTGGGAGAGCATTTACACCGACCTGGACAACGATGACCGGGAGCGGGCCGCGCTGGCGTTCTTCGAGGAACACCGGGCGGCCATGCTGGAAGGGACCAAGGTGTTGTGGGAGGAGAAAAATTCTTACTACGCCCTGATGGTGTCCCGTGTGACAGACGGCGAGGCGGCATTCAACAGCGAACTGCAGAACGAGCCGATCAACCCGGACGATTGCATTTTCATTCAAGAGTGGTTCGACTTCTACAACGAGGCCGAGGTCAACTTCCGGGAGCAGGCGTATCAGTTCTTCGGCTTCGTGGACCCCTCCTTGGGCAAGAGCAAAAAAAGCGACTTCTCCGCAATCATCACCCTGGCCAAGCACAGGGCCAGCGGGTATATGTATGTGTTGGACGCCGATATTGAACGCCGCCACCCAGACAGGATCATCAGCGACGTGCTGGCAAAGGAGCGGTGGCTCCGGGCCACCTATGGGCGCGGCTATAAGAAGCTGGGCGCGGAGGTGAACCAGTTCCAGTGGTTCCTGAAGGAGGAACTGGCCAAGGCCAGCGCACGGGCCGGGCTGTATCTGCCCATCGAGGAGGTGCAGCAGACCAGCGACAAGGTGCTGCGCATCCAGACGCTGCAGCCGGACATCAAAAACAAGTATATCAAATTCAACCCCCGGCACAAGCGGCTGCTGGAGCAGCTGTATCACTTCCCCATGGGGGCGCACGATGACGGCCCGGACGCCCTGGAGGGCGCACGGACCATCGCCAAGAAAACAAAGCGGTTCCGCATTCTGGACCGCAGGGATTTGGGATTATAGGAGGTGGGCTGATTGCCGGTCTTGTATATGGAACGGTCCTCGCTGGAGGGCCTGACGGAAGCGGACATCAAGAAGATCATCAACGAAAACGAGGACAGCACCAAATACCAGCACCTGGAGGGCTACTATCGGGGAGACCACGACATCCTCCGGGTGGTCAAAAGGGACAGCACCGCCCCCAATAACAAAATCGTCAACAACATGGCCAAGTATATCACCGACACCGCCGTGGGCTATTTCATCGGCAAGCCAGTGATTTACTCCAGCCAGGATGACGCTTTCCTGGCCGCCCTGCAGGACATCTTCGACTATAACGATGAGCAGGACGAAAACACGGAGGTGGCAAAGACCTGCAGCATCGACGGGGACTGCTTCGAGATGCTTTATATGGATGAGGACGCCCAGGTGCGATTCGTGAAGGTGGCCCCTGGCAACTGCATCATGATCTATGAGACCGGCTACACCACCCCCATGGCGGCCCTGCGGTTCATCTACTCCAGGGACAAGGACGATCACCCCATTAAGAAGGTGGAGTTCTGGACGGCCACCGACTGCTGGTATTTCGTCAGCTTTAACGGCGGCCCCCTGGACCTGGTGGATATTCGCCCCCACTATTGGGGCGATGTGCCGTTTATTGAGTACATCAACAACGAGGAGCGCCTGGGCGACTTCGAGGGAGTTGTCAGCATCATCGACGCCTACAACCGGGCGCAGAGCAACACAGCAAACTTTTTCCAGTACAACGATGAAGCCATCCTGAAGGTACTGAAGATGGGAGCGGTGACTTCCCAGGATATTGCCGAAATGAAGGAAAAGGGTGCCATTATCCTGGAGGACGGCGGCGACATCCAGTGGCTGATCAAGGAGGTAGCCGACACCCCGCTGGAGAACTATAAGAAGCGGCTCCGGGAGGATATGCACCTGTTTTCCAGCGTCCCCAACCTGAACGATGAAAACTTCGGCGGGAACCTGTCCGGGGTGGCGGTGTCCTATAAGCTGTGGGGCCTGGAGCAGATATGCTCCATCAAGGAGCGCAAATTCAAGCGGGCGCTGCAGCGGCGCATTGAGCTTATCACCACCATGTTGAATATCCAGGGCGGCCACTATGACTACCGGGATATTGATATTCAGTTCCGGCGCAACAAGCCGCAGAACGTGCTGGAGATCGCGCAGATCATCACCATGCTGGCCAGCGACCTGTCGCGGGAGAGCCGCCTGAAGATGCTGCCCACCGTTGACAATGTGCAGGACGAACTGGAGAAGCTGCGGGAGGAGCGCCGGGAGGATATGGGCGGCTTCGGCGGTTATGACGCCCTGGCCCACGCCCTGCAGGAGGCTCAGACGGCGGCGCAGCAGGAGCCGAGCCAGCCCCCGGTCCAGCAGCCCCAGGGTGAAAGTGGGGTGGCCACATGAGTTACCGGCAGCGCAGCGAGTGGATCGAGGACGCCAAGATGCGGGTGCTTCAGAACACCAGGCGGACCGATGAAGCGGCGCGGGAATTGATTTTCCTCTATGATGAGGCGGCCTACAACGTGGAGAAAGAGATCAACGCCCTGTTTGCCCGCTTCGCCAGGGACAACGCCCTGACCGATGCCCAGGCGTCCCAGCTGCTCTCCGGGCGTGAGTACAGCACCTGGCGTAAATCCATAGAGAAGTACATGGCCGAGGCGTCCGGGGCCGCCAAGGACAGCAAGGCCATGCTGGAATTGAACACCCTGGCCATGAAAAGCCGGATCAGTCAAAAGGAACGGCTGCTGGCGAATATCTATCAGAGCATGATCGACCTGGCCGGGGACAGCAATGCCAGACTGGAAACGCTCCTGGGCGATATGCTGAAGGTGAACTACTATGAAAGCTGCTTTGCTATCCAGCGGGGTATTGGTATGGGCTTCAACGTGGCCCGGCTGGATGAAAAGCTGATCCGGCAGGTGCTGGCCCATCCGTGGAGCGAGAAGCACTTCTCCGAGGCCGTGTGGGGAGCCTGCGACCACCTGGCGGCGCTGGCCAAGCGCGAGATTACCCTGGGCTTCATCCAGGGCAGCAGCGTCCAAAAGATGGCCAAGGCCATCGACGATGTAATGGACAAGGGCCGCTACAGCGCCGAGCGCCTGGTGCGGACAGAATGTAAGTACTTCGCCAACCAGGGGGAACTGATGGGCTATAAGGAGAACGGCATCAAGCGATACCGCTTCATCGGCGGCACCGAGGGCGGCGGCAGCTGCACCTGCGCCGAATTGAACGGCCAGGTGTTCAACGTGGAGGATGCGGTGGCGGGCATTAACTATCCCCCCATCCACCCCAACTGCCTGTGTATCGTGGTGGCCGATTTTGACAAGGGGATGTTCAATCGCAAGATCGACACCACCCCGCTGGCCGAAAATATCAAATTTCAGGAGTGGCGGCGCAAATACGCCACATGACCCGGATAATTTAAACGCCTTTCAAAGGGCGTTTTTATTATGAAAAAATCACTGACAGGAGGACATAAAAATGGCTGACGAAATCACTACCAGCACCGGCACCCCCGGCGCTACCGGCACCGCGCCCGCCGCTGGTGGCGCGACTCCCCCGGAGGGGGCCACCCCCACGCCGGAGCAGCAGACCACGTTCCAGAAGTGGCTGGCTGGCCTGTTCGGCGGCAAGGAGGCCGCCCCCGCTGGCCAGGAGAGCGACCCCGCCACCGACAAGGGCGGCAAGCAGGAGCCGCAGGGCAAGACCTACACCGAGGCTGACCTGCAGGCCGAGATCGAGAAGGCAAAGGCAGCCTGGGCCGCCGAGCAGCAGGAGCAGGCCCGTCTGGCCAAGCTGACGCCGGAGGAGCGGGCCAAGGCCGAGTCCGACGCCAAGGACCAGCAGCTGGCCGACTTGCAGGCCAAGCTGCTCCAGCGCGACCTGAAGGACGCCGCCCTGGCCAAGCTGGAGAAGGAGGGCTTCCCCGTGGGGCTGGCCGACCTGCTGACCTACACCGACCAGGAGAGCATGGAAAAGAGCCTGGGGCGCGTCCAGGAGGTGTTCAAAGCCAGCCTGGAGGCGGCGGTAAAGGAGCGGCTGCGGGGCAAGACCCCGGAGGGCCTTGGCGGTGCGGCCACGGCTGAGAACGCCATGAAGGATCAGATCGCGCAGAATATTAGAGGAGGTTTGAACTAAAATGGCGAACAATCTGCAGTATGCCGCTATCTTCCAGGCTGAACTGGACAAGGCGGCAAAGGAACAGGCCACCAGCGGCTGGATGGAACTGAACGACAAGCTGGTGCGGTACAACAGCGGCTCCGAGGTCAAAATCCCTATGCTGGACATGGATGGTCTGGCCGACTATGACCGGCAGACCGGCTTCGTGGAGGGCAGCGTGGACCTCACCTGGCAGACCAAGAAGATGGCCATGGACCGGGGCCGCCAGTTCACCTTCGATGAGCAGGAGGTCAACGACACCAACTTCGTGCTGACGGCCTCCAGCGTGATGGGCGAGTTCCAGCGCACCAAGGTGGTGCCGGAGATCGACGCCTACCGCTACAGCACCCTGGCCGCCCTGGCCGCCGCCAAGGATCGGGCCGTCTACGGCTACACCCCGGAGGAGGCCACCATCCTGAAGAAGCTGTACGCCGACCTGGCGTCCATCCAGGATGAGGTGGGGGACGATACCCCGCTGGTGATCACCATGTCCACCCAGGTGGCCGCCCTGTTCGATATGAACACCACGCTGGCCCGGAGCGTCAGCCCCACCGACTTCCGGCAGGGGGACATCACCCTGAAGGTGAAATCTCTGAACGGGCAGCACCCCATCATCCGTGTCGGCTCCGGGCGGCTGAAAACCAGCTATCAGTTCAACGACGGCACCACCGAGAACCAGGTCAAGGGCGGCTTTACCCCCGCTGACGACGCCCAGGACATCAACTGGATCATCTGCCCCCGCAGCGCCCCCATCGCCGTGTCCCGCACGGACAAGGTGCGCATCTTCGACCCGGAGACCTATCAGAAGAAGCGGGCCTGGGCTGTGGACTACCGCAAGTATCACGACCTGTGGGTGCTGGACAACAAGATGAACACCATCCTGGTGAACATCAAGCAGCCCAAGGCCGGGGCGTAAGGAGGGACCGCTATGATTACACTGAAGCGGCTGAATGTGGTGCGTAAGGTGGCCACCGAGGAGCAGGCCGCCAAGCTGGAGCGCCTGGGCTTTGCCCGGACGGGCGGGACCGCCGAGGCCCCTGTGGGCGCTGGCGTCACGGAGGCTGACCTCGCCAAAATGGGCGAAGCCATGTTCGAGCGTCTGAGCGAGAACCTGAAGGAGGCGGTGGCCAAGGCCACCGCCCAGCCGCCCAAGAGGGGCAAGGGCGGCAAGGGCGATGACAAGGAGGACCAGGATGGAGGAACTGATCAGCCGGGTAGCGGCGACGGCGCAAAGTGACCTGAAGTTGCCCGATGAGCAGCTGCCTACCATCAAGCGGTATGTGAAGCGGGCAATCAACCGCATCAAGGTATTCTGCAACCGGGAGGACTTCCCGGAGCCGCTGGAGGATGTGG